ATTCATTATTTTTTTTAAACCCATTGTTGTTTCAAGTGTATATTTAGATGAATTTAATGGTTTTGATCGTTTTAAAACAAGCTCGTTTTTTTTAGGAATATTACTAACTACTCTTGGTGTTTTTTCAATATGTGCAATTCTTGAAACCATTGGTGGTTTTATATACAAGTAATTATCCCGATTAGTAATAAAATTTTCCCGATATTCTTTAATATTAGTAGGACCTCCTGCATCTTTTAATATTTTCCATGAAGGAGCTGGTCTTATTATAATATGTTTATTATATGTGTTTTTATAATGAAAATGTAATAAAGCAGTTTTCTTTGATACATTTTCGTCATTTAAATTTATATTATAAGATAAAGCACAATTATAAGAACAAAAACAACCAATACAATGAAATTTATTATTAAAATAATGTTCAACTAATTCAACTTTGGGTGTAGTGAAATCATATCTACACCACCAACATTTCGCATTTTTTATATCTTCTACCTTAAATACTTGAGGAACTGAAGATGTTTCATATGATTTTAATTTTTCGGTTAAAATTTCTATTTTACTTGAAAGTTCTTTTATTTTTTTATCCTTATTAGAAATAGATAATTTTTTTTTAGGTGTTTCAGTTTTAATAAAGATATCATTATCGTCATCTTCATTTTCATTTTCATTATATTCTATTGGTAAATGGGCAATTATCGGTGTTTCCGTATTTACCACGACTGGTGTATATTGTATAATTTTTCCTTTTGGTTTTCTACCTCTGCGTTGTGGATTATCCATATATACATAAAAAAAACCCACACTCCTTTAAATTATCTATTATTTTCTACTTATTTAAAGAAGTTAAGTTATTTTCATTAAAGACTTTTTTTTCCTACCACGTCGTTTACTTTCACTTAAAGTTGTATCAGATACAATTCGATCATTATTTGCACTCGTTTCTTCCTGTGTATCTGTAACACTTTGTTGTTCTCTAGCATGTAATCTATTTAAGATTTCATTAACTGAATCTGGTGCTCTTATACTTGGAGCATTATTTATAATAGAAGTTTGTGAATTTGTATCAACCGGATAGTGTGCATTTTGATAACTTTCTACAGATTCAGCTGGGTTAACATTTACAGGTTGTTGCCGTTGTTGGTGCATTTCATTACTTTTAGGAACATATTGTGATGTTTGACGTTTTTCTCTTTGTTGTTCTTTGAATCTTCGTTCTCGTTCTTGTAAATCTTTACGTTGTTGTTCCAAATTGATTTCTTGTTGAGTCATAAAATTAGAGGATTGTTTTTTACCATTTATTAAATTAGAAATTAAGTCGGGATTTTTTTCTAAAACTTTATCTAATCCAGGTATATTTGATAAATGTGCTTTGGAAAAATGGAAAGCAGATGCAGATGCTAATACTAGTAAAAGTAATTTTAATTCAGGTGGCATTGTACTGCCTTTACCTTTATATTTTTCATAAAGTTCTTCTAATACATCATCATAACTATCTACTTCAACACTCATATGTTCTGACCAACCAGACAATTGGAAACTAAATGGGTCATATTTATCATTTATAAATTCTGTAACTGAACAAACATTTAATAAAATATTTTTATATAATTTAATCCCGTTTCGTTTATCAGCAAAACTTTTAAGAAGATCATATTCATATTCCATATCTTCCATTGTTGAATTGAAATCATATTCTTTAGAAAGTTTATAACCTTTTTGTTTTAATTCACATAATTTTCTTAATAATTCGATCTTTTTCATACGAATTTCTTGAGGGCTTAATTTAACTGGAGAATGTGTAACAGTTCTATCATATTCTGAACTATATCTATGTTCCGTTCTATCACCCCGGTTCTTGCTATTATGATTGCTAGTCTTTTTGGTAAAAGATGTATTCATATCAACAGTTTCATATTTAGGTTTAGATGAAACCGTTGTTTGTCTAGAACTCGAGCTATTAATACTACTTGTTGATTTGTCGCTGTCTTTCATATCACTTAAATTTAAGGATGATGATTTTTCTGATTCTTGTACAGTTTTATTTACATTAGCTAACATATTTAAATAATAATCGGTATCACTTTCTTTTTTCGGTTCTTCTTGTTTTATTTCATCACCAAATTTGTTTAAGTAGTTTATGTTTAGATCCGAACTCGTATCTGAATTCATATATTTATAATTAATATTCTTTTCTTTAATATTAAACGTATAAAATTTTTATCTCAAATATCATAATTATAAATGATACAATATACCAGTATCAATGATGCATGGGGTATTACGGATAAGAAAAAAGAATCATTCAGTTCATCAAAACAAGAAAATAAACATATAAAAAATTCGAATGATACAGAATCCTGTAATATAATAGAACATGTTTCTAAATGTCAAGAATGCAAGAACAAATTAAAAGAACTTTTTATTATCGAACATTATCAATCAACACATAGCGAATCAGAAGACAAAGAATCTAATGTTAATAAAACTCCCATTAACAAAGAACCAATATATGAAAGAATGTATAATACAACTATGAATAAAATTACTGAAAACCGCGAACTAACTATTTTTATTCTAATTACCCTAATTGTTATTATTCTAGTTTTATTAATTCATTCATATAGAAAACCTATCGAACTAAGTAATCAAAAAGGGTTCTATATTTTTCCTGAAGATTTAGCTAAAATTCGTTCATTAATAGAATTAAAGACAATACAATAGCATAATCATAACTTCTAACATATCCCATTACCCCTGCTTGCCATATATTCTTATGTCTTATTTGGTTTCCATGATACCATAATAATGGTATCACTTAACATAACTGTTTTAAATCCGTTGTGATGTAATTTATGTATAACATATTTTTTGCAATCTTTTAAACAATATAATGGTAAATTTAAAATAAATTCGGGTATTTCGTACCAACATTCATACAAATTAACGTTGCTGGACTGTGTTATTTTCTTTTCAATTCTTTTATATATTTTATTAAAAACTTTATTTTTGTGTTTCGATTTTTCATCCTGTTCTTTAATCAAATCTGATGCTTTAACCATATGTGTTAACATACGTTTTAATTTGCATTCAAACTTTAGTTAAAACAATTGAGACAAACAACACAAGTATTGTATCGCATTGTTAACAGCTATTGTCACATATAAATATAAAATATAGATATATAAAATATAAATACATTCATATTTTAATGTTATACGATACATTATGTTTAAGTGGTGGTGGTATTAACGGATTTTCTATAATTGGTGGATTAAAATATTTATCAGATAAAAATATACTTGTATTAGAAAAAATAAAAAAATTTATTGGTACTTCGGCTGGTTCTATTATTTGTTTATTTATAGTTATTGGATATGACTGTGATACTATTATTAAAATACTTTATCAATTAGATTTAGATAAAATTAAATTTGATTTCAATTTAGATTATTTACTAGAAAATTATGGACTCGATAATGGCGCCAAGATAATAACAATTATTCAAACATTAATTTATAATAAATTAAAGTTATATGATATTACATTTAATGAATTATATAAGCGGACGAATAAAACTTTAAAAATAATAGTAGTAAATTATACTACACGGGAAGAAAAAGTACTATCTCATTTAACTACTCCCGAAATGTCTATAATTTTGGCAATTAGAATGTCAATATCTGTTCCATTCGTTTTTACACCTGTTAAATATAAAAATAATTTATATATAGATGGTGGTATGAGTAATAATTTTGGCTTGGAATATTGTGAACTAGATAAAACAATAGGTATATGCTTGGAATTTTATACACAAAACAACACTCCTGATGGAATTACTAATATATTAGACTATTTTTTTGGAATATTATGTATTTTTATGAAAAATACGACTATTAAGAAATTTGATCATGATAATATTATTGTTTTAAATTCTGTATGGGAAATAAATAAATATAATGCAGACAAAGATTATAAATTATATTTATTTAAACATGGTTACCATAAAACAAAAGAATATTGTATAAATAATATTAACTTTATTGCTACCAAAATAGTTAATAATATTATGAGTGGTGTATTTAATGAACTTAAAAATCCAAATTACCCAGATTACACTTGTTAGCATTATTAGCTATATCATCTGTTAAATTATTATATTCGTTTATTTCATAATTAATATCGGAACTTTTCGGATTTTTCATAACAGGTTGAAGAGTAAATGCTCTGTTTAAACTAGTAAATGATGAAGTTTGCACGGTATCTTCTACATATAATTTATTAAAATTTTTTAATTCAACATAAGATATATTATTTCTACTCTTTTCATACGGTACAATATTGGCATTATCATATTTAATAATTTTATCAGAATATGAGCCATCTTGTTTACGTTCTATAAATCTATTATTAAATTCATCCATATCATTGAAATCTTCTCGAGTAACTGCTTTCATTTCTCTTCGCTGACTATCTTTTTCTTTATATCTTACAGTAATATTCCTAGTATCTTCATTAACCATACCATGTCTTTTTAATAAACAATCTGAATCATTCTTAAACTTTACCTGAGCTTCTCGGCTAGATTTAGGAAAGTATTGTTTAATGTCATCACTTTTAAAATTTTTTTTTAAATCATCGTGAGACTTGTTACTTTTTAATAACCAATTATCATATCTATTTTTAGATTGTTCATTAGATAAAATATGATTTGCCATAGTAATATTATAATATATATTTTCTTCTAGTTTCGAAATCTTATCTGGATGAAACTTTTTAACAATACTTCTAAAAGCAGTTTTAACGGTTTTTATCGGAGCACCTATTTCAATACCAAGTAATTCATATAAATTATATTCTAGATCCTTAAACTCAATCTTTTCCATTAATTAAATATACATTTTAATCTTTAAATTTTTTATATGGATAATAAATCTAATATTTATTATATGACAAATAATAATCATGAAAAAATTAAAGCATCATTAGTAATAGCATCATATCTTGATACACTTGGATTTAAAAATGGACAATGGGAATTTAATTTTAATACATCTATCAATAATTTGAAACATGCCAATCTTATTCAAAATGAAATAGTGCATCATTTTTTCGCTTTAGGAGGTTATCAAATAAATATTAGTAAATGGTATGCAAGCGATGATACAATATTAATGATTGCTACTAAAAAAGCTTGTGAAAAAGGAGGAGAATTAAATGATTTTATAGATGAATATATCAAAGCATTACCAGAATTAGAAAAGAATAAACGAGCTTCAGGTTATACTACTCTCAAATCTCTAAGAATATTATCAAAATCTGATGATATTAATAAAATAACTTATTCTAAAACAATGGGTGGTAATGGTGCGGCAATGCGAACTAGTTATATTGGTTTAAAATATTATAAGGAAGAGGAAGTAGACATTTTAATCGAAAAATCTATACAATCTAGTAGGTTAACACATAATTACCCACTTGGATTTTTGGGTGGATTAGTAACTGCGTTATTTACATCATACGCTATGAGAAATATTTATCCATGGAAATGGAATAAATTATTAATAAAATTATATGAAAGTGGCAAGATTGACAAGTTTATGAAAACAACTAATATCTATTCAAAATACTTGAAAGATAAAGATGAATTTTGGTCTTTGTGGTACAAGTATAGAGAATATCGTTTAGCAAAATTAGAATTAAAACCACGTGAATTTACATTTAGTGCTGATAGATTAAATGATTTACTAGATTATACTCCAGGTGTACAATTAAGACACGATAAAGGTGATTTTAGTAAATTTGGTTCGACAGGAGTTGGAGCTACTATAATTGCATATGACGCACTATTAATGTCGATTTCATCTGATAGTCGAATATTATCATTAGATGAACCTGAAAAAATAAAATATAATTGGGAAAGTTTACTATATTTTTCCACATTACATTTTGGAGATAATGATTCTACTGGAACTATTGCTGGGGCATGGTATGGTGCTTTGAGAGGATTTGAAAGTTTTAATAAACAAAATATAGAACAACTAGAATTTAAACATGAACTATAATTGATTATAAATATTATCCAAAAGAATTTGTTCTAATTCTTGGTCTGATTTATCATCTGGTACATTCCCTTCTGGTAAACCAATAAATAATTGTTGATTATAATTATTTGTAATAGTTGGAACATATTCAATATTTGCTCTAATGAATTCGTCATCTGCTTCACCAGACCAATAATAGTTAATAGATACATTGGGATATTTAGTATGAAAATTATTACTAATTAAATCATACATTGAACTACCTATGCGAGAATGAGGACAATGATTCCCACCATAGTAATTAAGAACCTTTGATTCTTTATTTTGTAATGTTTCTTTTAGACCATGATTGTATATAATATATGCTATCCCTCCTATTATTAAAACAAACAATAATAATATTTTTCCCGATATACCAAATATTGTAATATTTGTTAAATCCATATATATATGTGTTTAGAAAATATTAATAATGTTAAATTATTTAGTAAACTAATTAAACACAATTAATCTAACTAATAATAATAATGGGATTAGGATTATTATTATTAGCATCATATGGTAAAGAAAACGTAATTGTATCACAAAATCCAGAAATTACTTATTTTAAAAAAGTATATAAAAAACATACTCATTTTTCTTTTGAGGTGCTACCACAATATTTTAAATCTACCGCTAATTTTGGAAGACGTGTCACACTTAATATTTCAAAAACCGCTGACTTGATTAATAATATTACTTTATTTATTGAATTACCAGAAATACATATGTCTAAACATTCTAGTTTACCAGATGATATTAAACAATTCGCATGGGTTAAGAAAATTGGATTAGCTATTATTAAATATATTGATATTGAAATAGGAGGTGTTTTAATTAATAGACACTATAATGATTGGCTTAATATATTTCATGAGTTATATTATCATAATGGTATTAATGATATTATTGGTAAAGAAATTAAAGTTATAACTGATTATACTAATGGTAAAAAAAGTTATAAACTATATATACCTCTTAAATTCTTTTTTAATTTAGAAGATAGTTTATCTTTACCTATTGTCGCCTTGAGTAAACAAGATGTCAAATTACATTTAGAATTTAATGACTTTAGTTATTGTCATAATGAAACTCCCACACATTATTTTGAAGTTGATTCAACTATATGTTTATTCAATAAAAATGAATATATTAGACAAAAGGTAGATGGGATTAAAGCTGTTGGTCAATTTGTTTATTTTGATATTAATACTAAAAGAGTTTATTATAATAAAGTTCAAAATGATTTTATAATGGCTACCCTTGATAATTCGAAATATGATATAATTGGAGATGATTCATTATATTCAGCACATCCTAAAAATAATACGCTTTTTATAAAGGATGAAAGTTATTTTTATACAAATTATCCTGTATTAAAGGATTCTTATCTTTTAGTAAATTATGTTTATTTAGATAGTAATGAACGTTGGTTTTTTATGAATAATAAGATGTCTTATATAGTTCCACTAATTCAAAATGTAATTGATAAAGATATTGCAAGTATTAATAATAATTATAAATTACATCTAAGTAATCCTCATAAAATACTTTTATGGAGAGCTCAATTGGTATCAAATAAAGAAATAAATGATCATTTTAATTATACTTCTTTACCTCTTACAACAAGTAATGAACCATTAATTACAAGCAATAAATTAATAATTAATTCAATAGCGAGAACTGAAATAAGTAACTTTCAATACTATACTTATTTACAAAATTATTTGAATAAATTTACTAGTAGTGTGGGAATATATCAATATTCTTTTGGGCTTAATACGAATGAAAATAAAGCAAATGGTACATTAAATTTTAGTAAAATGGATGATAGTTATATCCAACTTAATTTAAATAAAATAGTTAATTATCAAACTTTAATCAATATTAAAGCATATGGTATATATTATAATATTTTTGTTATTAAAGATGGAACTAGTTCGATGAAATTTCATATATAAAACAGATTGTAGCACAGTATTATGAAATAATTTTAGCTTTATTGTTCTTAAATTCAATTACTCGATACTCTTTAGTATATATTTTTAATGTGGTATTATTTGTAGTTCGGTTTAGTTTAGTATATATTTGTATATCATCAATAGGCTTAAAGTTCAAATGACCATTGGGTTGTGTATCTAAAGAATTATAATTAAATGAATACATATAATATCCATCTAACAACTGATATCCTTTAATGTTCGGTAATAGATTATTAAAGTATTTAGCACTTTGTGTTGATAATAAATCAACCCCATTCATTCTTATATTAATTGTATCAATTATATCAGTATCTGATACGATTACTTTATTACGATAAATCTTTTCAAAGTAAAGAGTTATTAAACTAATCTTTTGTGAGAATTTATTAGTCCAATTATTCAAATCTTCATTTATATATTTCAAGTATTTTTCATCTAAATAAATAATAAAATTAATATCATATTTTGCTAATATTGAATTACTGTTAATTAAAGCTACTCTATTTGATATACTACTTTTTTCATAATCTGCTAAAATAAATATATGATAATCTGGTATTTGATCTGTTTGATTTGTATCTTTAAGAGTTGTATAAATACTATAATTAGTATAATATTCCTCGTACCATAAATCTCTTATAGTTGTTGAACTAGCAGTTGAATTAGCTTCTTGTATTACCAAAAACAAATCTTTTATCATGTGATATAGATTAATATGGTTACTCTCTATTAAATTATTTAATAAATAACTAGAGTAGTTATAAGATACCTGAGCAAGATATAACGTATTCTGGCGAACTATAGCTAGTTGTTCACGTGATAAAGTGATTGTTGTATAGAATAAATCAATAATGGGTTTCACTATTTTAGTTAAAGTGCCACTATTAGTCATTAATTGAGATAATTTACTTGTATTAAATTTAATCTTGATATTAGAATTTTTCATAGAACAGATTGGTAAATATTTAGAATATTGTTGTGTAAAGAAAAACTTTAATGGTAAATAAAAATATATATCTTGGGATGCAATATTCTTTTTTAATTCAATTAATTTATCAAATAATTCTTTACTATAAATTGTTTCATTAAATGAATTTATAATTTTATACGTATGATGGTCAAGTTTTTCAATAATATTATCGTCAATAATCACTTGGATTGATTTAAATAATAATAATTGCATGTCTGTTACCCATTGTGGGTCAGAAGTTGTTGTCAAAGTAGTTTCAACTGTTTCGGTTACATCTTCCACTTTATTAAAACCAACATTATCATATGAATTGTTAACTAAATTAATATTTGTATACTTGAATTTTAATATAACATGAGTACTAGTAATATTTGTATCAAAAGTATAATTATCTAAACTATCACCTTCTGCTAATACACTTATTGTTTTAGCATCGGAATTAATATCTTGAACAAAAGTAGCTGTATTATAAAGTAAATTACTCTCGCTTAAACTAACTGTTTTGGTAAAAGTAAAGTCAATTGTATAAAAAGCAATTGGACTGCTTATATCTAATGCATTGTCAAGAGTAACTTTAATTGTATAATCATAATTTGTAGAATTCTGAACTTTGGATATTAATACAATAGTCGATTTTAATAATTTATTGTTATAAAACAAATAAATATAATCATTAAAGTTAATTGTTGTAGTTGTACTTTCTGAAAAAGAAAAATCATATTCATGTTTTGTTACAAATTCATCTAAATTTTTATCTAATATTTTAATTTGTGGAATAAAGATCGTGCCTTTATTTAGATTGGTTATATCATTTATAGTGGATATTTGATATAATGAATTATATGTTTCTTTATTAACTTCAAAACTTGCTAATTTTTCTTGTAAAACTAGAGTATCATTATCGTAAATAAAATAACTGTCTAATTCAATCTCCATATTATCCCCATCAATATCCAAACTTTTTATATCAAGTGGGTTCTCTAAATCATTATTAACTACTAAACTATAATTATATTTATAACTTTGAATAAATTTTTCTCCATTATAAGAATATGATGGTCTATCTACTTGAATAATAGTTGTCGATTTATTAACAGCACTTGTTAACAGATAATTATTTGTTTTGATATTCTGATATACGACAAAGGACTCTATATCTGTAATTAAAAAAGAATTTGTTGGGGATACACCTATGCTATTTTCATTATATATTATAGTAATTGTAATTACATCATTAGAACTATCGATACTAAAATCTTGGAATTTATATATACAATCAGGGTTACATATATTTTTTAGCTTCAAATCCAAAGTATACGAATATATAATTGCTGTATTAGATATAGTTTCCATCACAAAATTTGTTGGAGCTGTTATTGTAAAAGTCAATTTGGCATTTATAGGCGGTATTATTTCTTGATAGGTTAATATATTACTAGTAACATCATATGCTTTATTAATTAATATATTATCTGTATTTAGTGTATCGGTTGAAATAAACGTAGAATTATTTGTATAAAACTTTATTAAACTAGTATCAATACTATAAATTTCTGTTGAATATGTTGGCGATGAATAAGACCCAATTATGACTGATGTTATACTTTTGTCATCTGAACTTAATCCAATAACATTTTTTAAATTATATAGATATTTGTTTTGTTTATTAATCGTATTAACTCGATAATCAATGGATTCTTTGAGGCGATAAATATGTGTAAATGGAGATGTTGTTACTAGTGATATATTACCAGTAAATTTAATACCTAATTTAGTACTTGATAAATAATTAACTTTTGTTATAGTTATATTGTCATGAGTGAAACTAATTGGTAAATTATCATCAGCTTGGATATAATAATTATATTCTTCAATTGGTCTATTTAATACTATGTCAGCTGAATAATCAGTTAATGTTGTTATTGGACTTGCAACACTGATATCAATTTGGTTAAACTTGAATATAGTATAAACTTTATTCAAATGATGATATACATCTTTTACATCAGTGCCATTATTAATATCTTGATTAATATAATAATATTCCCCGACAGTATTATATTCTAAAACATATAGATTATCACCCATTTGTATATATACTATGTCAACCACACCATCAATAAAATAAAAGTCAGTTATTGGTTGTGATAATACTAAAATAGTTATATTATAACTAGTTACTTGATATTTTGCTATTCCACATGATTGAACTATTTTAATATAATCACTTTTATTAATATCTATTAATTGACCTGATAATTGTAATTTTTTAGTAGTATTGTCATATGATAATATATTTATCTTATTCTCATTATAATATACAGTTAGATTAGTATTAGAATATTGATATCGGTTTTTCAGATTCATTTTATTTTTTAATACTATTTCATAAATTTCACCATAATTTTTATAATCTATCACAGTATATTTTTCTTTTGCAATGACAGATATATTTTCAGCATTTTTAATAATTTCATCAGAATAAAATTTTAGACTATCAGTGGAAGAATATGGGTCATTTATATTAGGATCAATCGTTCTGTATTTTTTATCAAGAAAATCTATTTGATATGAAATAGTAGAAGAATCATCATCACCAATTAATGGATATAATTGGGTACCTTTGACATCTAAAGTGTAATGATAAAGATCATGAGAATCTAATTTATTTATAATGTTTCTATCTTTTTCTAAAAAAAGTGTTGGTGATGCTTGAAATGTATCCATTAAATAATATTTATCTTTGGTTGTATCATCAATAAATGGAGACTTTTGAATTTTAGATAAACTAAATAAACCATAATATTTATCATTGAATAAATTATCAAAATATTTACCGGAATAATTTAAATTAGTGTCCAAGTTCAATATATATTCTAATTTTTCGGAGAATCGATTATTTAAACGATTTAATCCATTTTTATAATCATTTATTATATCGTTTTTCCATACTTTATTAATAAAAAATTTGATTGGGCTTGTATATAAATAATTTAAATCATCAATATTATTTTTTATATTATTTGACATTATATTAATATACTAGTTAAATATATTTTTATTTAACTAGTTTATTAAAGTCTAATAGCTTGTTAAGAACTACATCTTTCTAGAATCAGGTAGAATAACTTATATTAATACTATTGTCACCTGATGTATTATATAAATCATTATAATTAATTAGTTCTGATGATATTGATGGAGGATTGGAATCAGGATTGGAATCAGGATTGGAATCAGGATTGCTATTATGTGTAGTATATTCGTCTGGCATATAAAAAGTAATATTAGGAAATTCTTCAAAAGTGTGAGGATGATCGTTAGAGAATGACGTTAATGATAATGGATAATAGTAACCAGTTGTCCCACTTGTCGACCCTAAATTAGATGTTCCATATAGATAATAAATATAGTAACTTATATTTTTAATTTTATTATAATTAATTAATCCAGATATAGTTGGTGGAGGTAAACTAACTGCTGTATTGTTCGCCGTATCTGGTAAATAAAATATCGTATTGGGAAATTCTTTAAATGTATATTGGCTATCATTTTCATATGTATTCAATGATAATGGATAATAAAATCCAGATTTACCTTTAGCAGTTCCATTATCTGGAGTACCATATAAATAAAAAGTGTAATATTCTCCCATACTTGGTTCTAATTGTGATTTATATTGATATAATTCTTTTAAAAATACTACTATATTATCAATCATATTTCCATAAAAAGTAGCTATTACTTTTGATGTTACATTAACTATTTCACTGTTAATTATACTATGGTCTCTTTCTACTACAAAAAATGTACTTCCTAAATAATATCCTAATGTACTATCTGTTAGATTAGTAGTATAATAATTTACAGTAAAATCACTAGTTAAATGATATTTTCTAGTATATCTTGTTCCGTCATAATCAAACAAGTAATCACTTTTAGATGACAATGATGAACCAATTTCATTAATTTCTAAAACATCATAATTGTTAGTCATAATACAGCCTTTATAAAAAGTCCATTGATTATATCCATTAGTTGTATCATAGTTTTCTACTAAATTCAAAATAACTGAATCAATATTATTCCAAAAATAGTCTTGTTGAGTCAAATAAAACAACTGTTGATAAATGTAATTTTCTATTTCACGTAATTCGATAAATTTATTATATTCTTCTTCTGGATTATTCTCATTAGTTATGTAGAAAGAATCTAGTAATGCCTGTATCATATCTACTTCATTTTGGGTAAATCTTGATTCTATTATCTTATCGGGTTCTTCGTTCGTGTCAAATGTTACAGCACTTTTATATTTTATTTGTCTATTAATATAAACTATACCATCTTTGATAATATTAGTAAACTTGTTATTATGGTGCAATGTAACTAAACTCCATTCTTCCCATGGTTTTTTATTATTTAAAATTAAAGATAAATCTATTCCTTTGTCTTTAAGCAGTTCTATCATTGTTCTACTTGATGGATTAACTTCGGATTTTTCAATATAATTTGTACTATTATTGGTAATATCGTGATAAAGTTCATACTCAGATAAATTACTCGTTATGTTATATATGTCATGAGTTATTTCAATTGTATATTTGTCATCACTATCTATTAAATTGATACTTGTTATTTTATTTGTTTTGTTAACATAATAATTATCATCTAATGATCCAAAGTTAACAATAGTAGCTTTATTATTACCTGTTTCTGCTAATGGTTGATTTGTTTTAAACGACAGATGATATTCTTCGTTATTGTAATCTATATTTAGTAATGACTGATTTTTATATTTGTTGGCGAAATGATTACCTTTTATCAAATCAATAAAGTATGTATCATCGATATTATTATATTCGTCCATTAATGTAGTATCGGTAAAAGTTATTTTATTAATATAATTTGTCTGTTTGAAAAACAAATGAGTAAATCTTGATTCAATATATCTATCTGAATATAAATAATATTGTCCATTTTCTTCCTTGACAGTGTTTGTATTAACAACTATCGAACTATAGTATACATCTTTATTTTTTAGATAATTGTATTTTGTTTCATTTATATCTAATGGATATTTCCAATTATTCTGTGATTTAACTGGTATACCCTTAACTTTAACTTTAATATATATATAATACTCCAATGTTTCTTTTATTTTATTATTTATTTCTTTGTTGTAAATATATTCAGGATTCAATATTTGAATACATTTATTTTCTGTTATTCGAATAGGAATAGTACGATTCAAATAGAAAGTAGATTCTTCTAAACTCTTAAATACGTTATTACTAACGATATTCGGTATGTTGTAATTTACTAATAAAATATCAACATAATGAAGATATCTTGTACCGTTATAGTTTTCTTCAATAAGTACACTTGTTTTGGTTCCATCAATTTTCTGTGTTGTATATGGAATAAACTGTGAACTATTATATTTAGGTAAGAATGTTGAATCTTCTATTTTAAAGTATAAATTATCAGTGTCAGTAAAAGACAAAGGAATATAATTATCAATATAAAAATTCTTGTAAATATCATCTCGCCAAACCGAACTATTTATTAAATTAATAAATACTGTTGAATCAATTTTAATATTATTATTTTCTTCATATAATAAAGCTTGTTCAATATTATAATTAAAGTCATTAATAAATGAAACTAATTTACGTTCTACTGCTTCATTAAAATAAGATTGAAAAACAACATTAAGATCGAATTTACCTAAAGTTATATTTGGATAAGTAAAGAAATAATTATTAGATAACTTGTATCTATTGGACAAAACAGAATTATTGTTAACATTGCCTGCTGATATAATAATATTATATTTATTATTTGAATTATATTTTATTGGTAGAGTCGTTAGTGTTTTATTAATATATAACTTTGTTTCGGTAACATATACTATATTCATTACATTATCATTTACTAAAATTTGTTGGTAATAACAATGTTGAATACTAGTAAAATCGAAACTATGTGCTGTATCATTAGTAAAATAAATATTACCATCATTGTCATAATTTATATCTAATGATAATTTTAATGGAATACGATTATTTACTGATGTATCATTATCAACAATGTAACTATTTGAAAAATCACTTGATAAATTAAAGTTTGTAATATCTAGAACACGATAAGTTCCGTCAGCTATTGATGTACTAATATATGAATCAACAACTCGATATAAGGAAACTATCGGAGTTGAGCTACTGTTATCGATTGTTTCTATCCATCCATTAAAATTAGATGAACCAATATAATTATCTTGAATGTTGATATCATTATATTTGAATGTTTGAATAGGTAAATATACTCGAAGTGAAGTCCCTGAAGTAATACCACTATAGATTGTTCCGTTTATGAAAAATATTTGATTATTATCGATATAATTAATAATTAATTGATAAGTAACACTATTATCATTACATTTGTAATATAACATCATACCGGCTTCTAAATCAATTTGACTTGGATCATAATAAAAGGATGCTATATTATTTTCCTTATGATATAGTAAATTAAAATAAGAACCAACAATATTAGTATATACTAAATTAGATATAGCATTGTCGGTATATATTTTTAATTCATTATTATCAATATAGTAATCCCCATAAATTAAATCACGATCTTTGACATGGAACAAATTATCTATTTTATAATTTTTTAGCAAGTAGTTTCTATCAAGATAATTATTTAATTTCCCAAGTGAATAATATCCATCTATTATGTTAGGTAATACATGACCACTAGACATTAAATAGGCTACATATGCGCCATGATAATTAGAATAATATAATATTCTCATTGCATTATCCCATATCTTAATAACTTGATTACGTTCAAATTGACCAAAATTACAATATATATATACTGTGTTAATATCTACAATACAATTTAATGTTGTTTTAATAAAAATTGGTTCATAATTATATACAAATACATCCGCTTTTGCAATAGTTACATCAAAAGGATAATTTACATTGTATTTTTCAATAATATTATATATTAATTCGACGGCAGATGTTGATGCATCTACATCTTTTCGTTCATTAAAAAATACGAAATTGTCCAAAGAAAAAATATAGTATTGGTAATTTTTTAAAAGTTCGGTATTTTCTAGAATTTTTTTGAAATTCATTTGAAAAGAATCAAGATAATCCCATGTTTTTAAAGGAGCTTTAATGATTTTACTTGTATTAGATTTTATATAAAAGTTATCATTATTATCTATAATTTCATCAAAAGTTAATGGTTCATTTCCATATAATAGAAAATCTGTTACAATATTATCTTCTAATGATTTCGATGAAATGATAATATCTGAATCTGCAATATCAGTACTAAAATATTTTGAATCAACAAAATAAAAGTCATCATTTATATCATTTTCAATACTTATTTGTGTTTTGCTATCAATTGTTAAATATAATGGTTCGGTTATTCTAACACTTGTTTTATCAGTAGTAGCGATTAAATTAATATCAGGATAAATATCAGATATAACAAGCCATAATATTACCTTTCCTTTGAAGATAGTTCCACTATATAAATCTAAGATTATTTTATGTGCATTTAATGCATTTAAACTTGTTGTAGATGCAAATTTATCAGTATTTTTAACATTAACTGACCAATTTAAATTACTATTTTGTGTTATAATGACATTATCATTATTTGTAATCAAGTTTATTACATCACTAGAATATGACGAATCAAAAATAACTTTTGTTAAAAATAGTTCACTTGAACCTGCACTAGTTGTAGGAATAATAAAAAAATTGTCAGTTTCATCAGTTTCAATATTATTTTTAAGAGTATATGTATAGAAATTTGATTCATTTGTAATAGTTAACGGACGTGTAATCAAAGTATTATTTTTATTAATAACAATATCAGTATTAATATATATTTCCTGTTCTAATACTAGAGTTGTAGTCAAGTCGATACTATTTGTGATTATTGATGATATGATACCAATATTATTACCTTGATCAATTAATACACTACTTTTTGCAAGTCGAGTTATATCATCTGATATAGTAGTAATAGAAGTATATTGAGTTAATCCGAAACTAATATCAGGTGCTTCTGTTTGAACAGTATTTATGTCATCGTTTGGCATGTAAAAAGTTTGTGAATATTCACTAAAAGTAAAAGCAGTAGCATTTGTTGATGAAGTTACGGATAATGGATAATAATAACCAAGTTTACTGTTATTTGTTCCATATACATAATATTTATACAGTTTAGGAGTTGTTGTGTCAAAATATTTATGCAAAAACGTTAATTCTGAGAAATCTTGGGAAATTAAATATTGGTTTTTGTATGGATTAAAAGTCATACTTGATACATTTTCTAAATTGAGTTTATTGTAATATAAATCTAAATGGACACGTTTAGTTGGTTGTTGAATAGATGGACAATAATATAATAGATAATTACCATCAGATATTGTTTGACCCATAATATCTTTTATTTGAAATTCATTATCATTTATAGATAACCAATACTCTTTATTTTCTAACCAATTTAAATCATTTAATGGATTGAAACGTGTTATGCTAAGTTTATCTATTAATAATGGTGGTTGTAATTTTGTTGTAACAGAATATACATTCAAACTTCTCGTAGTAAATGTAGTAGTATCTATGAAATTAAATAATACGTAATCATCTAAAAATTTAATATAATCAGAATAATTTTGGAAAATGGTATTATCAGATGTATCTAAAAAGATAAAGTTTCCATAATACCATGAAAATTTACAATAAGCATTAAAACTAGATATATCTACGACCTCATAATTGGAAATAACTACACTGTTATAATATATTATTTTCGAGTTTAATATTAGCACATTTAATATATCTTCATCACTGTAACTAGTTTCATTATAGAAAATTTCTAATTTATTTCGTAAAATAATTTGTTTATTAGTATATAGAATTAATAATCCTGAAACATATTTCATACAACCTATAATATCATTGATTTGAACCAGATAATTAACATCTTCATTTAAATAGTACTCTAAATTAGTTGTCTCCAAACACATATAGTAGATTTTATCTGTTAATTTGGTAATTTCATCTACTTTTTCTTCAAATGTCATAGTTTCGATAGACTGACAGTTATATTGTATTCCATTAAATCTACTTTCATTCCATGATGTTATATTACCACTTATCATCTCCTTTACTTTGAGCAGATGTCCATTAACTATCAAATTATCCGGAACTGTATAACTTTCATTTTGAAGAGCTATTTTATTATCTTTTACTTCTATCGCACCTAATAAATTATATGCTGTTGTATCTAATTTATGATTATTATTATTAGTAATTGTCTCGACATACATATTTTTATTTTCGTATTTGGGAAATAAACTTGTATTTAAATTGAGCGAATCATCTGTTCCAACTGATGAAACATCTACTTTTCTATTTTTGTAATAAACATGAGTATAGATATCATCAGAATTGCTATTAATATATTGGGTATAATTACTTTTGTTATTTAATGTAACTTGAGCTGTATTTACTTTATGAGTCAATTTGATATAATTGTTATCTAAATCATCTTGTGTAATAATTTCTTGTTTGAAATTACAGTTATTAAATATATTATTAGCTACTAAATTATTATCAATATAGTCAAACTGTTTTTGAGCAAATAGTGAGAAATTATATAAAAAGTCATTTACGGTTTTACTTGTTCTTGTATTAGTATTCAAAGATAACCAAGGTGTTCTAAATATTTTCCCAGTATAATTAAATTTCTTATTTAATGCATAAAATACATATTTATCAAACTTGTAGGTATGTTTATTAATAGTTGTGAAATTATCATATAATCCAGGAGACATAACACTATATCCATCATATTCTAATAAATCGTATTTATTAAATGGTAATTTATATTTTGAATAATTAGATATAGTATTAAATTCATTTAAATAAACAGCTGTTTCATATAATTTACTTATTGATGCGCCATATATATCAGTATTTTCAATGTTATCTAAAATTGTGATTGAAGTATTAATATATGCTTGATATGAATCTTCGATTATTTTTATAATCTTACCATTAAAAGTCGTTGAACTCATAGTAGCATCTAGTTCATTTAATATCGTATCTTTGATAGTTGCCATTTGACTATAATTTTTTATATTCACTTTATCAAAATAAGAACTATAAAGACGATCACCATAATTAGCATTATTATCACGAATTATTTGATTACTATTTATAGATGTTATATTGGATACTTTGATATTATTTAAAAATGTTTCATGACTAGTATATTTAGTACTAGTAGTTGGATTTGGTATATTGGCAAATAAGAATATAGGAATAGTATCTGTTGAATTTAATTTTAATAAAATTGGTTTTTGAATAAAATAATCCATGATACTAATTTGATTTATACTATTTAGATTCAATGTAGTAAAGGTGATCATATTTGGTAAATATTTATTCTGGAAAATTTTAATTTCTATTGAACCATTACCTAATGAATCTACATAATCACTGTTATCAGCATCTAAAACTAATAATTTGATATGTTCAGCTACTTTAACACTATTATCGGTGTTTAATACGGCTGGTACATTAGATACAAATCTAATAGGTTTATTACTTGTGGTATTAAATGTATTACTTGTAATTAATAAAGTACTATCATAAACATTTGATGATAATGCAAGTTTTATATAAGGGAAAGTATCTTTAATGTTTCCAACACAATCACTATCTGTAATGGTTATTGTTTTTGATGGTAGATTAATTACGTCTAATGTAATAGCATCGTATGATAAATAATTTAAGAGTAAATTTTCTAATAGAGGATTTCCTGTAAAATTATAATAACCATTATCATCTTGGATTAATTGAACTTGATAATATATGCTACCTTCGCCAATTGTTAATATAATATACATTGATGTATTTGTATCGATTGTTTTGCTTATTTGAATACTTGTAGAAGTAATAAATTTATTAATTTTTTTAGTTTTATCAAGTAGAATCACACGTGTAAAATCATTTTCTTCTCCTATAACTGCGGTTGAGGTGTCAACTAAATCAACTAAAGGAACTTGTATTTTTGTAGATTCTTTCAAAGTAAAAGTACCAATTATGCTTTCCGCGATATAATCACTATCCGTTGTTAAAATAAGAGAAGTACTATCTAATGTATATTTGCTAATTTCATATACTTGGTCGTTTATTTCTATTGTGAATTTTGTTAACGTTCCATGATAATTATAATAATAAAACAATTCTTTATTAATTATGATGTTTTTTTCCTTTACCGTATAATCAGATGATAAAATGGTATATTTTACTTCTTGTCTTAATTCATGAAAGTATTCCGTATGGTCAAGTTTAATTATACCGGCATTACTTTCATCTGATGTAAATTTACTTATATCATAATGTTGTAACTCGAAAGATTTCAAATTTGCTAATTTAATATTATTAAAATTAACATGTCCAATAAATGATGTCATTTCAAATAATTCTAATAAATAATTACGTAGAGTTTCTTTGGAAAAATATTCTCTCATATCTAAATTTATATAAAATAATAATCCGACAAAAGCTGTTATATTAGTTGATTTCAATTGGGATATTCTAATAAATCTCATATAAAAATAATTTACTATCTTATTATGAAACCACGTAATAAACTGTTCATCAGCAAAATATTTCTTTTGTATATTTTTGATAAAATTAATTAGACTTAGTAAATAGATATTAAATATATCTTGGGGATATTTATTAATTTGACTTATTGAACTATAACTAGCTTTAATTAGTTCTTTTTCTTGATGAAAAGTATTTATATCTGTATAAACAGTTTCTGTGGCACTAGTTGTAAATTTATTGTTATATGTTCTTAATTCAATCCATAAATTAGTAATATTATTTTTTTCATTAGGAAAGGCATCCATAATATTTTTGATGGTAGTTTCTTGTAAAAAGTATAATACTTTGAAACTATTAAATAATAATGATTCCATCTGAACATTACCTTCAAGATTATCGAGATTTATTTTAATATTATTTATCCATTCATTATTTAGATTATAATCTGTGTTAATTATTCCAGTATTTACATCATTAGATGTTCGATTAGGATCTTCGATTATTAAAACAAGATTGTCAGATGTATAACTTGTATCTGGATTACTAATAGTTAATGTATGAACATCATTTGGTGATACATAATAAGTAACTAATTTTCCGTCAATTGTTGTGATAGTCATTAATGTATTTACAGCTGTTTTATTTATGTCTATGGTATATCTAGGATAATATGCACTTATTTTATTATCTGGTGGATTATCAATTATATTACCTTCATTATCAACAGCAATAATATTATCATTAGTTAAAATTAACTCATATGGAACATCTAATACTACTGTGTCAAATTTCTTGTAAAAGGTAAATGGTTTATTTATAGGCGTATGAAGATTCAAAATAAAATATTGTAATAATAAAGAATTTTTAACTATAGCATCTTTAATAAATATACTCTCTTCAGATAGAAAAATATTATTCAGATAGTAATTATAAGCTCGTATAGAATCCAATTTCAAGTTATTGTATGTGTAAATATTATTCTTGTAATAATCATAATAAAAATGGATTTCATTACTAGATAATTTATGATATTTATCTAAATCATCAAAACTATTATTAGTTTGATAATTGAAAAACAATCTATCTTTAACCATATCTGTTAAATAACTATCATATGAATTTGGTAAAAGTAAATTTTTACTTTGTTGTTGTGTTGCATTATTAGTTAATGTATTAATATAGTATTGGTCAACTATATTGCCGAATTTTAATAATAATGGAATAACTTCATTAATAAATTCTAAATCGGTAAAACTTAGAAAATATATACTTTCGGTATCATCAATATTACTTTGTAATTGAGTATGGAAATATTGTTTGATTTTATTGAAAGGTATCTTTAATGTTGAATATTTTGATAAATTGTTAAATAATAAGAATTGTGGAATCAAATAATAATTAATGCTATCAAGATTGCTATTATTAATTAAAAACATATATGTTGGATAATTATCATAAATTATTTTAGTTAGAATACTATTTGAGATAATATTAGTCACTTTAGATATATCTGTTTTAGTTAATTGAAAATATGGTATAGTGATCTTAACTGTCATATCACCTAATAAATGTATATTCCTGTCAACATTATATACATAGTTGTCATCCCAATTTAATTTAATAGCCTCTAATGATAAATCAGTTCTATAAAATAATGGGGTATTTTTATACACGTATTTAAAATATGTAATTTCTGGATTTAATGTTAATATGTTATCTTCTTCACCTTTGGCTATTAATTGGATCAATCCTGTTGTCATATTAGAAGAAAATAGAAATTTTTTCTTTATCATTATAATATGTATTCGTTAAAACTTGTAAGTCTAGAAAATTGTCCATATTCAATTGCTGCAAATGATTTATTAAAAGATAAAAAAATTAATATTAAATTTATAAATGTAACTCAAAATAATAAAGAAACATTTAAAAATGAACAAATAAAAACATTTCCTCAAATTTATTTAATTAAAAATAATAGAATTGGCGATCTTTTAGTTGGAGGTTATTCTGATATTAAGGATATTATAGATTATAATAATAAAGGTGAAGAATTAGATAAACAAGTTAAATATTTTACTGAAAGATATCCAACATGGTCTAGAAAAGCTAAGCTTCGTTTAATTGAACTTTTGAATTAATAATAAATTGACCTTTAGAAAAATTACCTACTTGTTTTGAAGATGCATTAAATATGTTTCCATTTTCTTTATTCTCATAGTAATATGTTTGTTCATTTAATACAACTTTATCTAATAACAATTCATCATCTAATTCAATATTATTAGATTCAACAGATTTTTTTTCTTTTATATTTAGATATTTTTGTCTCAATTCATATTCATCTAAATTTTCTCCTTTTGCAATAGCAGATATTAGTTGATTCGTTTGTTCCAAACAAATTTTTTGGTGTTCTTTTTTTAATTTGGCACAATAAGTTTCCAGTAATTGTAAAAAGGCGGTTGTTTCATCTTTAATTTTCTTAATATGTTTAGGTGTTTTCATTGATATTATTAATACAATTAAGATTGCATTAATAATATATGTATAAATCAATTTTTATTAACTCTCATAAAAACCTTGTTTTTATTAATAATAAAAGCGTTGCTTTTATGACATTTATATTAACTTCGCGGATGCTATGATTTTTTGTTATTAATAACTTTACTATTAGATGTTTTAACAGATTTGATTGTTTGATTGGTATAAATTGTTGGTTTCGAACGACTGGTTGTACTTTGACATTTAATTTCTGAACAATTTTTCAGTTTCCCATTAATCCAATAATTAATTAGACTGGGTTCAATAGGACCAGCAGTAAGATTAGTCAAATTATACATATATACTTGTAATACCATATTTTTATTATTTTATAGTAGTTTTATCAATTTTTATTAATTTGTGAGATTAGAAAAATACAAGTATTTTCCTAACTGCTAGGCATGCATCGCTTTTATGACATTTATATTATTATAAAAAAGTATATAAAATACAAGTCCCTATACTGCCTCCAATAATAATTAGATATATTATAAAAGGTGATTCATATAAAGTTCTTAAACATATCCCTAAAGATTTAGACATATCTTCAACATCTTCATCTACACAACTAAAGTACATATTATATTATAACTTTTTTTAGTCTTTTAACCAAAAATAAATAATTGTATCCGGACATTGATTTTATTTATAATAAAGCAATCGAGATTGCATAAAGTATTACTTTTTCTATCTCAAAATAAAAATTGATTATATAGACTTAAATACAATATAGTCTAATATTATAAAATATGTTCCTAGTTGACAAATATTATCAGGATTCTAATACAATTGCATGTCATCAGAATATTTTAGATAAATTATTAAAATCATTTGACACCCATAATGAGATTTATGAAAACATAGATACAATTGTAAAAAAACCAAAAAAAGAGTTTTATAATATAATTGATAATATGGAAAATGGTTCATGGCAATATGCAAATTTTCAACATATTTTAGTTTATGGACCACATGGATGTGGTAAAGAATATATTGTTAGAAAGTTATTAGAAAAAATTTATGGGAAAAAAGCGGTTGAATTACAAGAAGTTGAATATACTATTAGTGGGTATAGTAATACTAAAACAAAAGTGATGATTAAACAAAGTAAATATCATATTATGATTGAACCTAATAATAATGGTTTTGATAAATATTTGATTCAAGAAATAATTCAAAATTATGCTAAAACAGAAATATTAGCTATATTACGATATAAAAAATTATTTAAAATAGTTGTTATCGATAAAATCGATGATTTATCTTATTATGCTCAGGCATCACTAAGAAGAACTATGGAAAAATATGCCAATACATGTAAATTTATTTTTATTTCTAACCAATTATCAAAAATAATCGAACCATTAAAAAGTAGATGTTTACTAGTTAGAGTCCCTTTACCTACTAATATTCAAATATTAAAAATAATATTATATGTAAGCATGAAAGAAAATATAGATCTATCGCTGCCAGAAATGAAGACAATTATGGAGGATTCTAATAATAATATTAATCACGCTATTTGGTTACTAGAATTCAAAAAATTTAATATTAGCAATGATAAAAAATGGACATATATTATTGATAATATCGTTAACTTGGTTGTAGATAAATCCAATTACAACACACTAAAAATGTATTCTTTAATTAAAAAAGTTCGTGAACTATTTTATATTCTGTTCATTACAAATATTGAATTTACTATTATTATTAGAAAAATAATGATCAAATTATTAGAAAAAGATTTTGATCTAGAAATAAAATCTAATATTGTTGAAATAACTTCAATCTTTGAACTACGAATATCACAAGGTACTAGATATATAATTCATTTGGAAGCATATATTATAAGGATAATATATTTACTATATAAACATTCTGAAAAAAAGAATCATAATGCTCAATTAACCGAGATGAAAGTATTAGAAATTTAATATTAATGTGTTAATAAAAAATTATATAGAATTAAAAATAATATCATGTTTTATATATATGGAAAATAATTTAGACAATAAAATTGCTTTATTATATGAATATAATTATTCTAAAACATTTACAGGTAAATTTAAAATAGATAAAATTAATTTAGATAAGATCCAATTAGATGATATTAAATTTAAATACAATAATAGCCAGTCATATCATGAGATGTTAACTGAATTATTTTTAGGAAATTTTAAATTATTAGAATATAATAAAAACACTAGAACCACGGTTATAAAAAGATATTCTGATACCTTGTCACTTTCCTTATATATAACCCCATATCAAGATGATAAAAATATAAATTCGTTAGGTGAACCAAATAATACAGATTCTCTATTCTCCTATCTACTGAGTCAGTTGGTATTAAATAAAAAAACAAAACATATCCTGTTACCTATTATTAATATAGATGCTGAATTCCAACAAATATCAGATGTACTTAAACCATATAAATCATATGTTGATTATACTACCGGAATAGAAAATAATACTATTTCTAATATATTTTCAATACGTGTCAAAGAACATTTTTTTAAAAGTATGACTTTGGATCAATATCTACATAATAATGAATGTAGTATAAAACCTTTATTATTTCAAGTAATTCATACATTAGCTGTTTTACAAAATGAATATAAAGGTTTTCGACATAATAAACTAAATTTTAATAATATATATGTTTATCTAAAAAAAGACGTAGGAGGTGTAGACACCTATACTTTTAATGAAAAAAAATATTATGTGCCTAGAAATTCTTTTGAAATAAAACTGAGTAATTTTAATCATGCATCAATATCTGGACACTATTCTTCTAATATCAAAGTTCCTTTTTCACATAAAGTTAATCAATATTTTGATTTACATTACTTCTTAAATAGAATGATTCATCATGAACTATATAATGATTATTGTGATAAATCTACCAAAACTTTTCTTGATAGGGTTATTCCTCAAAAATATAGAAATAAAACTAATAACTATTACATGGAACGTAATATACAATTATTTAAACCAAAAGAATTACTAGATGATAAATATTTTGCTGATTATGAAAATAAACCAGAACACATTGATAGTGAAACCATGTCAGAAAATAATTATTATTCGGGTATTAAAGCTGTATTAGATTCTGATAATGAAGCTGTTTTAGGTAAACAATATTCTAAAAAGAAAGGTTCTATGAATGGAACAAGAAAACTTCGTCAAGAAAAAACAGACACCGAACGAATAAATAGAAATATGTTAGAAATGAAAGGTGGTGGTGATTTTTATAAAAAACCATATACCAAAGTTAAAAATAATCCATTTATTTCTAATGATAATAGAAATGTTTATAAAAGAAATCAAGCAGATAAACCTCCACCTAAACCAGAAAAAGAAGTAGAAGTTATTGCTGAACAAAAAATTATCAAAAATCCACATTACAAACCAAGTTTCAAACCAAAACCTAAACCAAGTTGGCATCATGAATATAAACCAATTTCTCAACCTCATAATGTGCCACAAGGTAAAAAATATGTTCCAGGTGATTCTCCTCAAGAACCATCTACTTATAAACCAAAACATAAACCTGATTACAACCCAAAATTCAAACCCAAAGTTATGTCTAAATATGTTGATACAACGGAAAGTGAAGAAAAGACTGAAAGTGTAAATACAACAGAAACAATGACACCAACAAGTGAAACCATGTCACATACTACTGAAGAAAAAAGAGAAATTGAACCATACAAAAAACCTTATCAAAAATCATATGAAAATCCATATCAAAAACCTCACCAAGAACCATATCACAAACCATATAACCAACCTCGCCAAGAATCATATCACAAACCATATAACCAACCTCGCCAAGAACCATATAACCAACCTCGCCAAGAACCATATAACCAACCTCGCCAAGACTCATATCAAAAACCATATCACCAACCTCACCAAGACTCATATCAAAAACCTCAAGAAAATACTCGTAGACATCCTACATATCAACAAAATATTACCGAGTCCCCTCTAATTGCTGAACAAAAAGTATACCAACCACCAGTTCAACCTGGTTCTAATCATACTCATCCAAAATATAATAACCCAGCATTCATTTCTTTAGATAATCCTAGTATGCAACCACCTCCATTTGTATATGACCATAATGATTATCCATGGCCTCATTCTTTCCCACTTAAAAAACTAAATGAAATCCCATTACAACAAGTATATAATATTAATTTAGGTAATCCAACACAAGGTCATAGTGTATTAAATAGTATATATGAAGATGTATTACCTGGTGATCCATTCCAATATACTATGAATAGTGTATATGAAAGACAACAATTAATTAGTTATATTAGAAATTCCATCCTTAAAAAACAAGATGGACAAGAAATGACTCTTCAAGGTGGTGATAATTCTTTAATGTCATATTTACGTATATTAGAATTTAATCCATATTCTGTTAATGGTGGAAATCCATATGCAGATATACCTATTAACTTTTTAATATTCAATGCTGCTTATCCTGTTAGATTCAATGGTTCTAGTATAGATGTCGCTAAAAACTCACTTGGTTTGAATGTTAGAATATATTCATTAAGTGTTGGTGCTGAAAACTATCAATCTATAACATCTAATACGAATGCAACTCCATCTAGACAAATTAGTTGGTATGATTATGATGTATGGAGAGAAATACACTATTATGAATATATCAAAGAAAAGATATTAAAACAAAAAATATCACCTAACTTTATTACTTTATTATTCTATGTCAAAGATACTGTTTCTAAGATTAAATATGAAGAATTAAATAATATTATTAAGAATCATGGGACAATGGGTTTAATAGATTTATATTTAACTAACCAAAAGAAGATTAATACGATTGTTAATCGTACTGCATTAGAAAGTTTATTTGGATGGACAGGTCCTGCGGATGTAGATTTATCAAAATATAGCGGTAATTCATTAATTGCTGTTACAGAAGCACCAACTAATAATATTGTACAATGGGCCACACCAATTTACGAAAATAATGCTGCCCAAAAGAAAATGATATCAACTGGTCATCACACACCTGAAGTATGGCGTTCGGTATTATTCCAAATTGTATATGCATGTGCAGTTTTACAAAAGCATGATATAACCTTTAGAAACTTTTCTCTAGGAAATAATATTTTCATTAAAGATTTATTCTCCGACCCACACAATATTGGTCATTGGTTATATAAAGTGGATGATTTTGAATTCTATGTTCCTAATTATGGTTATCTAGTTTTAATAGACTCTCGGTATGTTGATATCGATCGTTCTGGATATACAATCGATTTAAATGCTATTCAGAGTAATAGCCAAGAATTTAAAATAAAGTCCCCAGGCTTATTTACTTATAACGGCGATATTACAGGCTTTAATACATTTAATGGGAATCTTCAGTATATTATGAATGAATTACAATCTAATACTGATATAAATATACCAGGAGAAATATTAACATTAATAACAAAGATACAAACTATAGCTATAGATTCTATAGAAACATATTTATCTACTTGGTTCCCTGAATTCTTACATAATAGAATTGGAACTCTACTAACTAAATCAGAAAGGGATAATATTAATATAAACATTATGCCTAAATTTAAAAAGGGACAATTGGTTGTATATCAATCTCGATATGAACAATATGAATGGGCTATATATAAAGATGATGCAGCTAATAAAAAGAGAAATATTATTACTAAAGACGGAACGGTAAATGAAGTATTTAACCATAGTTTAATTCAATATCCTGAAAATGAACCAGTTTCTCAAGATGCAGAAAGAAATTACAAACTAAATGCAGATTCATTAATAGAAACATATCAATTCCAATAGAATCATTTTAAAAATAAATATATTAAATTATAATCTATCATATAATATATATGAAAGATTATAATACTTATTATAAAACAGCAAGCGGTAAAGAAAAAGAATTTGTTGGAAATATAACACATATCCAACCCAATGATATATCTTTATTGTTTTTTAAAGATGATAATATAGCAAAATTAAATACTGAACTAATTGACCAAATCAAGAATCAAACTTTTGAAAGATATGGGCAAAAAATGGCTATTATGCCACAACAGAAACATATTATGCTTGTTATTATGAGATATGTTTACTTTAAAAATATTAAGAATACAGGTACTGTAGATGATCAAATTGATATGTTAAATAATAAAACAATAGACTTGTTAGTTCCAGGTGTGCTACAAGCACTAGTTAGTTATATTAAATATATTAATGATTATAATACGGTTAAAGTATCAAATCCATTAGAATTACCATCTAATACTAAAAGTAGAAAATAATGTAATTGTCACATATAAATATTTATTTTAAGTTAAAGTAAATATTTATTAAATTGTTACTCAATTGACTCATTTATATTTACATAATAATCAATTAATCCATCAGGTGAGCGACTTGACCGACTTGACCGACTTGGCCAGCAGGTCGAGGGGCTTGGATAGCAACATCAGTAGCAGTATCAGATGCAGCTGTGTAAACAGCAATTAAACCGTGGGTATTTTTATTCGGTAGAACATACCCACCTTGGTTAGGAGCTAGTATGGGGGTGTTTACAGTCGTGTCTTGAACAGGTAGAAGTGGGTCATAATTTAGAGCAGTTCTCTGGCCATCATTATTATATATTATAGTCTTAGAACCAATAACTAGGGGAGTTGTTGGTGCTCCTTGTGTAAGAGCTACAGATTTTGTATCTGCAACTACAACACTTCTAAGTGAAAATTGTGATCCTTGAATTGTAAGAACATCGTCGATATCCATTGGGTCATTGTTGATACGAGAGAATCCACTTACGCCAACAGGGAAGTTTTTCATTGTCATGGGTTTGAAAAAGTCTAGACTGATATGTGTTGAACGTCTGTCAATGTATACAATAAGAACACCACGTGAATATAATACTTTAGATGCACGGCTTACAATCGCATTACCTTCAATAAATTGCATTGGCATAGCTTGTTCTACATGTCTTGCAACACTAGTTAGTGGTTGTGTGGGGGCCAATGCGGGGTTTGCTTGATAAACATTATTTACTAATCTAATAGTTACCATTGGAACACGAGTTACAGTTGGGTTAATAGATTGAGCATAAGGATTGTGTCCAATACCCATGTTAGGAACTAAACTAGTGGGGTAGGTGGCAACAACTGTAGGTCTGTATGAGAAAGCAGATAAAAGTCTTTTGACTACAGTTCCGTCATGACGTCCGTATACAAGATCAGGGTTATCGTATTTGTTAAGACGGCATACATCAACTGCTGCCATAAATTCACCAAATGAAGCATTGTAGAATTGACCATTACGTAGGTGTAATACATTGTTCCAAAGTTGGTTTTGTAAGTTAGCACGATGAAGTAAATCGGCAAGAGGAGAACTGTTATCACAGATGATATCATTGGGGTCAGTTACCATATCGTAGAATAGTTCGTAGTCGGGTCTGGTATTAAGAGCTTGTTTGTTGTAACGGGTAGCAACGATGTTACTAATGTTACTTTGTAAAAAGTGAGTATCAAGTTCACGAATTCTGTTTAAGAAAAGAGCAACTAATACGGGATGTACGTGGCTAGTACCAACATGATGGGTTCTATCATATTGACCTGCTAGAGCAGCTACACTTAAAGGTCCGGGTACACCTTGTGCAGTTGCTGGTTGATAGGTCATGGATTGGAGGAGAACTTGGGCATGAAGAGGTTTGGATGCGGCATTAAGTTTAAGGATTTCTTGAAGGTTTCTGTAATCACCTTGAGTTGTATCAAAACCGGAACTTTCAGTATCAGCCAAGTTACCGAGAACTTTCATCATGTTTGTAAGAGGGACAACAACTTCGTTTCTGCGGGAAGTTCCAGCTAATTCTTGTTCGTAAATTCTGACGAATTCAGCAAAAGCAGCTTCAGATAGTTTGTATTTTCTGGCATGAAGACGTGCTTTTTGTAAAAGCATATGATAGGGAACATTTGTTGCAGCATAACGGTTGCGTACAGCTTGGGCGAATTTTTTGGCGTGTTTGACAACAGCGCTGTGTTGATGAACAAAAACGTCTTGGATACGAGCTACAAGTTCGTTATCACCATATTTATTTCTTAATCTGAGGAGAGCGGCTTGGTCAACGCGGTCTCCCATTCTGAATAGATTGGCAACTTCTTTATCTACAGTGCTACCCTCTCTAGTTGATTTAGATCTTCTAGACATATTATATATATTGTCATAGAAAAAATAATTTTTAAATATTTAATAAAACTTAATTATTTTTTATTAAATATTAATTTTCTATATATTTTTTTTAAAATTCTTTTTGTTGAGTTAATAAAAATTGATTTTGATAATTATTATATTTTTAAAGGTTTAATAAGATATACTATATATGAAAGATTTATGGATAAATAAATGGAAACCAAAAGATATTAGTGAAGTAATTGGTAATAAGACAGTGATTAAATATATCGACGATTGGTTATCTAATTTTGATAAATCCAATCATAATACTGTTATTATTACAGGAATACATGGAATAGGTAAAACATTAATTATTAAATTGTTATTAGAAAAATATAATTATAATACTAAAACAATATATCCTGACGATATAAAAGGTTATCGAACTAATGAAAATTTTATAGATTATTATAATTATGATAATTCAATTAATACCAAAGTAAATATGAAATCAAAAGAAGCAAAGAAGTTAGCACTTATTTTCGATGAAACAGAGTCTATTTCTCTAACAAGCGAAAGAAAATTTGTATTTGATATTTATAAAAACAATACGAAACATAAAATGTTCCCATTAATCTTTATTTCAAATAATAATCATAGTAAATTAATCAATGATTTGAAGAAAAATTGTAAAGAATTTAAATTTTATTCACCTTCTTCATATGAAATACATTATTTAATAAAAAAACTATGTAAAAAGGAAAATATATGTATTGCAGATAATAGTGCCGTTACGAAACTGATTGATTTCTGTCAACATGATATCAGACGATTATTAAATATTTTACAAGAATATTCATATAATTATAAATCTATTAATATTGAAGATATAGAAAAATTTATTGAATCATCGATAAAAAAAAATACTGAAATCGGTTTATATGATGCCTCATTACATTTAATTAATAATTATGATAGTTATGATGAAATATATCAATTATATGAAACTGAAAAAGTATTACTCCCTTTAATGATACATGAAAATTATTACAAGAAAGTTTTATCAAAAAAGAATAAATTAAATTGGGACATGCAATTAAATCAGCTATTAAATATATCCGATTCAATATCAAAAGGAGATAATATCGAAACAAGTATATATACCGATCAAAATTGGTACTTGCAAAATATTCATGGATATTATACTTGTATTAATACATCGTATTGGATTAATAAATCTGCTAAAGAATTAAATTATTCGGATATTAAATTTAGCACTGATTTAAATAAAAC